ATGGCGGGAAAAAGGCAGCGGCCGAACGGGTGGGAATACGTCATCAAGCGGGCTGGCCTGCTCGACAAGCCGATCTATCTCACGTTCGCTGATGAAAAAGAGGGCGATGCCTTCGTGGCCAAGGTCGAGAAACTGCTCGATAAAGGCATCGTGCCGACCGAGTTGCAGGTTCCTTCCCGCATCGTCACCATCACCGACCTTGTGCGCGAGTACGAGCGCGACGCGCATCCGAAGCAAAAAGACCGTGATGCTCTCGGAACCATCATCAAGTCGAAGGGCACCGCGCGGCTGACCAGCATCGATGCCGGGTGGGTCGATGACTGGATTTCTGAGATGAAGCGCATCGACAAACTGGCTCCGGCTACGATCCGGGCCAAGGTCGGCGCGCTGGCGCGCTGCACGGATTGGGGTATGCGGAAGGGCCATGTCCTGCTGCCGGATCACCCCCTGCGTACCCTCCCAGACGGGTATGCGCAGTACACGAAGACCGACGAGGCAATCGCGGGCAAGTCGCGCGTCGACGTAGAGCGCGATAGGCGGCTCGAGCCTGGCGAGTTTGAAAAAGTGTCGGCCGTGATCGTGGCCGGCGTGCTGCCGCGCAAGCAGCGTCCCCTTGCGCTCGATGACCCAAAGGCCTTGTGGTGCATGTTCGTGCTCGCTGTCGAGTCGGCCATGCGGATGCGTGAGATGTACACGCTGACGCTGGATCAGGTTGACCTTGCGAAGCGAACCGCTTTTCTCGACAAGACGAAGAACGGCGACAAGCGGCAAGTTCCATTGTCGAGTGTCGCCATGGCGACGCTGACCGCGTACCTCGAGCTACGCGTTGCCGCCGGGGCGAAGGGGCGAGATGTTCTTTTCCCGTGGTGGGATGGCGACATCAATCCCAAAAAGCTTCACAAAACGACTGACTATCTTTCGAAGCTCTACGTTGGAATATTCGAAGCCGCTGGGTGCGAGAACCTGACCTTCCATGACCTCAGGCACGAGGCGACGAGTCGCCTTTTCGAAAAGACCACGCTCTCGGAAACGCAGATCATGAAAATCACCGGCCACAAGTCGCACCGCATGATGATGCGGTACGCCAATCTACGGGGAAGCGACCTGGCGGCGCGGCTTTGGTGACTTTGAGGGCCTGCGCATCCGTGCGGCAGTCTCTCGAATGACGGCGTTCTCGATGAAGTCAAGAACGTCCTTTGTCATCATTACGTAGGCGCGGCCGACCTGGGCGGCGGGCAGCTCGCCCTTGTGAATCATTTTCTTCACCGTCTCCGGGTGAATCTTCAGAAGCTCCGCCGCGCCGAACACATCAACCGTGGGTTGCATGGGTCAACCTCTCGCCGCGTCTGGACCTGCAACCACGGCATTGGAGCCCGCTCGCAGCAGGAACTTCCGTTGGGCGTAGATGCGGTCGGCGCCACTGTGCTGATCGAAGCTACTGAGCTCGAGCCCTTTGAATGAACGATGCTGCAGGGGGCTGCGGTTGTACCGTTGAAGTCCGAGAAGACATCCCACAGCCACATGGACTGGGAGATCGGGTGAGGTTCTGGGAAGGTTCACAATTCCCTCACTAGGATGGAGTGAGAGATGAAAGAAAAAATTGTGAGCACGGGCGTGTTTGTATGCCTGCTGATTCTGACGTGCCTCCTTGCTTTCTATGCTTTGGTGATTTTTCCTGGCGTCCCTGCGCTGCGATGGTTCTTGGCGACGTCCGCTGTTGTCATCACCCGACTTGACGCGCCGTCCTGGGTTCAAGCGGTCGGTTCGATCGCTGCGATTGGCTTTGCTTGGCTCGGGATATCTCGTCAACTGAAACATACCGAAGAAGTTCGCAAGCGCGAGAGCCACGCGAAAGATGTCGCGCTGACCCGCGGCTGTCTTGCTGCATTGATTGACGCCCGCCGAGCGATCGATCACATCTCCGAAAAAATGCGGGAAGTACTTGGTCGTCAGGCCACGTATCACTTCGGTCCCGAAAGGCTGGATGAAGTTCAGTACATTCTGCGGTCTCTGGTCGAGAAGGACCTCCCTCCCGAAGTTGTGCCATTGGTGCTGCAAGCCCAACGCGAGATTGCGTATACGAGAGCTGCCATTCGGCGGATACACGGTGGCGCCGCCATCACGCAGCAACGGCTTCTCAAATCGATGGCGCGTTCGAATAGCTTGACTCGGGCCATCACCCGGATGAGGGTCCTTGTTCGTGATCCTGAACTCTGACGACCATCGGATATTCTGAATAGCGCTATTCGCAAATTGCGTGCGAGGCGACTCGAAGGCGGGTCGTCTCACGACGTGCCGAAGGGCGGTTCTGCTGCTCATGCTTTAGCTTGCCGTTCCGCTGCAGCTTGGCGCAGCGTGATGTTATAGGAGGTGGTGGCGGCATCGGCCATCTGTTGCGGGGTGCTGTTGCGCAGCATTTCTTCGTAGACATCGAGAGCGGTTACGACCGCTTGAAGTCCGAGCCCATCGAAGCCATACCGACCGTGACGGCCTCGAATGCCATCGCAACGGATGAGGGCATCGCGTGCCGCGACCATCGGCGTGACACAAACCGCATCGATCTGCTCGGCTCGGATGAGCCCGACGTTGATGCAGGAAGCAAGGCGGTCGAAGAGGTCGTCATCGGTGCTTCCGTCTCTGAGGCGGCAGAAGGCGTCGTGTAGCTTCGTCATCACCTCAGTGACTGTCTCTGGGTGAGTGTCCTGACGCGCCGCGATCAGTTGCGCCCAAACTGCCGGATTGACATGCGGGACGCGTGGGTGGCGCTTCATAGTGCTTCCACCTGAATCAAAGCATTGACGGCTTCGATCCGCTCGCCGATCCACCGCGCGCATGGCACAGCCCAAGAATTGCCGAGAGCCTTATAGCGAGGGCCATCGGCCGCCATTCGCCCTGCCTCGACGGCTGTCAGGCCTGGGAATATCGTTTGCAAGTAAGCGAGCATGTCCCCCTCGATTTGACGTGCCGCCTTGCCGGGAATCAGTGTGTAGTCGTCGGGGAAGCCTTGCAGCCGCTCGCACTCGCGCGGGGTAAGGCGACGAACGTGCGTACCGAGCAAGGCGCCGTTGTGGCGACGAGGACCGTTGTTGCTGTCTAGCGTGGCATGCACGTCGTCAATGCGGACCCCACTCTGCGACGATTGAAACGCAACAGCTGGAGCATGCGCGCCCTTCGCAAGTGTGTGGCAAGGATCGCCCTCAGCGCGCAGGCTGTGCGCAACAACAAACGTTTCGGTTTCGGCATCGATGCGTTGGTTCGATGTAGTGAGCGCTCGTCCGACTTCGGGAATCAATCCTCCGCCGAGTTCGAAATCGGTCCCGAGTCCGCCACCGCCCTCAGTGCGAGCGCTAAGGGTGCCGGTAGGTCTTTGCCCCGCCTGGCGGCGCGGCGAAGGATGCCCTTGCAGGCTGTGGCGCTCAAAAAGTACCGCTGCGGCAGCGTGCCAGTCTCCAAGACATCCAACAACGAACACACGTCGGCGGCGCTGGGGAACTCCGAAGTATTGAGCGTCAAGAATCCGGTAGGCGTACCCATACCCGAGTTCGCCCAGTCCAGCCAGGAACGATCCGAAATCACTCGTTTCGACAGCTTCCCATTCCTGTCCTTCCGCCAGATCACTCGGCGGCTCATCGCAGGACCAGCTGGAAAGGACGCCGGGCACGTTCTCCCAAACCACCCACTTGGGCCGATGCTTTGCAGCAATGGCAAGGTAGGTAAGCATGAGGTTGCCACGAGGGTCAGCCAATCCTGCTCGGAGGCCAGCGACGCTGAAGGATTGACATGGGGTTCCTCCGCAAAGAAGGTCAACTGAAAGGTCATCGGGCCAGTCCTTGAACTTGGTCATGTCGCCCAGATTGGGAACATCGGGATAGTGGTGCGCAAGCAAGGCGCATGGGAACCTTTCAATCTCGCTGAAGGCCGAAGCTTTCCAGCCAAGCGGAGCCCACGCGACGCTGGCGGCCTCGATGCCGGAGCAAACGCTGAGGAATTTCATGAGCATTCCTTTGGGAGTCTTGCGTCCACTGCTGCGCGCAGCTCTTCGAATCGGCCGCGGAATGCATCACGCCATTCGCGCCACGTCTTGGCCTCGCGCTCTGGGGTGTCGAGGCGCGCCCAGTAGAGCGCTGGCACGGGTGTGGGGCCGCCCTCGCTGAGAACGGCCCAAGGCGAGTGCTTCGCGGGGTCATAGGGCATCAAGTCGCGTCGCTCGGTAGCCAGCGCCTGCAAGTCCACCTCGCGGATGAAACCGCGGTGGCTCGCGAACACGGTGAGCAATCCGAAATGCTTGTGCACCGCCCTCGCGTGCTCGTTCTCGAAAAGGTTCCATGCGGGAATGCCGCCGCCGGCCATGCTGTACCCGTTCACGGCAATCTTGGCCGGGCTGCTCAGGTCGGTGACATAGGCCTCGTGTGCGTCATGCATGAGAGCTGCCAGCTGCACGATGGGCGAGGCGCCTGCGCGTGCCGCGATTTCGCAGCACAACAGGCTGTGCTCGGCCACGCTGTACGGCCGCGAGGTGGCGCCCGTGAAGCGGTTGATGAGCGCGAGGTGATGCGCGATGTCCTCGATGGCGACCGTGCGACCGTTCGCGCCGAGGGCGGCGGGGCCGGACAGGTGGTATTCGAGGCCGGAGCTGGTCAGCATCCAAGTCATTGGGGAGCCTTGTCGGTGGGCACCTGGCGCAGCGCGATGAGCGCCGCACGATGCTGGTTGAAGATGTCGCGGAAGGCCTCGCCGGCCGGGTCCGAAAATGGATAGGGACATGCCGCGTTGAGCGTGTCGCCACGCTCGGCCGCGGCCTTGGCTTCGCGCTCGATGCGCTCGCGGGAAACAATGGGAAAGGGCATGCGAATGGGCCTCTCAAGCGGCCTGTGCTGTGGTTGGTGCGCGCGCAGGCAGCAACTCGCACGAGCTGATTTGCGCGCTTGTTTCGGGAGTGCCACGCGGGCCGAGAAGCGAGCGCGGATTGATGAGCACCAGGCGCAGCGCATCACCGGCCTTGAGCGCGGGGTGCGCCTTACGCCACGTCTGCGCTTCGTGGCCTATCCAACGCACCACATAGCCCTCGACACGGCCGGGGCCTTGGTTGTCGATGAGCCGCATCTTCAGGATGAAGACCTCGCAATCGTTGAGGTGCTCGCTGACCGCGGGGCGACCCGGATAGTCCTTGCCCACGAAGAAGACGCCGGTGGTTGTCGTCGTCATGGCCGTGCACCTCGCTGCTCGGCGCGAATGCGCTTGAACGTCTTGCTGATGTCGGTGGCGACGGCCGGCGTGTAGCGAAAGCGGCTGTCGATGAGACCGCCGATGGGCCCGGTTTGTTGCGGCTGCTTTGGGCGCCGCGGGCGAGGGGAAACGATCACGATCATGGTGTGCTCCAGCCGTAGACACACATCGCGGCAAGCGCGATGGGCAGGACGATGAAGACCGCCAGTGCGGCAGCGGTCGCGAGGAAGCCCGGAACAGGCGCGACTGGCGATGTCCTCATGAGGCCAACGCCGGTTTCTTGGAACGAGGTTGGGCGCATGGCCGGCCTTTCAGAATGGGCAGGCCGCGATGGCGCGGCCCGGTGTGGTGAGGGCGATTTCGAGCGCGATGTCGAATACCTCTTCGTCAGAGGCGCCGTGCCGGCTCGCCAGCAGCGCCGCGCTCATCGGGTTGTGCTCGCAGAACGGCGAACCCGGGCGGTGCTCGTAGTGGTATCCGCCGCACCGGCACAGGCGATGGCCGGTTTCGCGCAGGTGCTGCGTGAAAAGGCCATGGCTTCGGCGCCGCGTGCGGCACTCGGGGCAGCGGAAGAGGAATGCCATTACGCGGCGCTCGCTGCTGCCTTCAAGGCGTCGATGCGGGCGCGTTCGAAGGCTTCGATTTCTTCCGCCAGCGACGGGTGCTCGGACGAGAGAAAGCCGGCCACGAAATGCCAATTCGCTCGCCCGCACTCTTTGCTCGCATACATCGCGCGGATGAGGGCTTGGACGGCTGGTGTGCGTCGTGCGCGTGCGGTCCTCATGCGGCACCGCCTTGTGCCTGCTCGGCGGCCATCGAGAAGCCGCGCATGGCTGACGCCGCGCCGGCGGCCGACAGGTTCAACGCGTCTATCTGACCGTTGAGGGACTGCGCTTGCCTGCCGAACGCATCGTGCATGGGGTGCGCGGGCGCGTCTTCGGTGTGAAGTCGAACGGTGCCGCCTTCGATGCCGGGCAGCGAGACAGTGCCGGCCTTGAGTGCCTTGTCCGCAAGCGGGAGCCCCATGGCCTGCCATGCCGACACGCCCACGGCGGGGCAGCGGTAGAACGCCTGGCGGCGAGTGCCGACCTTGCGAATCCAGATGTCCACACGTGCGGAGGCAGTAGGGACGAAGCCTGTGGCTGTGCTCGTGGCGTAGTGAGCTTTGATGCCGCGCATCGCCTAGCTCGCGTGCTCAAGGCGTTGAACATCTGCCACCGGGCAACCGGTGACGTAATGAGCGGCGCGCTGGGCGCGTTCCGCGTTGTTTGCGCGCAATTGGATGAACGGCAGGATGCCGTTATCGGGTGCTACGGGGTAGCCGCCTTTATCGCGCGGGGTGTAGAAGCAGCGGTAGCTGCGGTCGCCTGCTGTTGCTTTCGCCATATCCATCTCCGTGTTGGGATGGACAAATTAAAGCATCGCTTTGCTTTAATCGTCAAGCGTAGCTTTAAAATAAAGCAACATCGGCGAGAACTGCCCCCGGCGAGACGTGCGCGCCGACGCGGTCCGATCGAGGCTAGGCTAGGGTGTAGATTCGGTGGACGAACTCGCCGACGTCGTGCTGGTCGTATTCGTGCCGCACCCTGGCCTCAAAGTACAGCGCGGACACTCCGAGCATGACGGTCGGGTTGATCGTGTATACGGATCCCTTTTCAGAAAGGTATCCGATGCGTTCAAGTTCATGAATGGCCCGCACCTGCTGGTCGAAGGTAAATTCTTCGCCTGCGAGTGCTTGCAGCTCATTGATTGAAATTATTCGCGTGCCTTCAAAGCCTGTGTAGAGCGTGTCGGCGATGAGAAGCCGAGACAGCGGGTACAGCCGAAGTACGTCCTCGCGCGCACGAGTTATGACCTCATCGTCCTCGCAGAGAAAGAGGGTGGATAGGGCGTTGATTGTGTTGTCATCCATAGAGAGCAAGGTGAACGCCTCGCGCGGATTCACGAGCCGAAGCTTGAGCCGTCCGGCTGTGCTGCTAATGACTTCTGAGTTGATTCGGTCCACCAGGCCGCGATGTTTTGCGAGGTCGAAGCAGGTGACCACCCACCACTCGTGGACGCCGCCCTTGTAGTCAGCCTCGAACGCCTGCCTCTTGAGGGTTGCGACCATCGTTTCACCTGGCTTCTTCTTCGCCCTGCGCTCTTCGTCCGCCTTCGCCTCATTCTCTGACTTGATTTGAAAGCCAACGCGATACTCCTCGTCTTCCGCCTTCTGGAAGGTGAGCCGTACGTCGATGCCATTGTCGCGGACGCTCTGGGTCGGCGCGACCTCCGTTCCGTAGCGTCGAAAGGATTCAAGCATCACGTCGACCTTGCGAGCGAACTCTGCGACGAGCCAGTCGTGGCTTACCTTTTCGTCTGCAAAGAACTGCGTTGTCTGCTCTTGCGTGGCGCCGACAGCCGAGATGAGTTCGGCAAGCACTTCGATGGGGGTGTAGCTCTTGTTGGTAATCCGCATTGCGCCGATCCTGCCCTCACGGACCTATTCGTTTCGTCCTAGTCAGGACTCCATTTGCTCGGCGAGACCACCGCGCCAACGGGTTGCATATCCTCGAGGTCTTCGAGTTCGACCGTGAACCGCTCCTCTCCGTTCACAGACATAACTTGAATTGAGCCGGGGCGACGGAAGAGCAACTCCTTAACCATCTTCTTCCCGTTGCGGAGCTTCAAAAGCACGTACTCGCCTTCCCGGGGTTGCCCGTTGGGCTCGATCAGCACATACCAGCCATCTCGGATCGCCGGGTGCATGCTCATACCCCGCACGCGGAGGCAATATGCGTTCGGGTCTTGGGTTTGAATTTCGATATGACCATCGCCTGCACCAGGCACCCACGAGAAGTCTTCGAAGTAGCCGTTGTCGCCCATCTTGGCCGTGCCAACCACGGGCACACGTCTGGCAATCTTGGCCATTCCGGCAAACTCTGGGGGGGGGTCCTCGCGCACGGTCCCGAGCAGTCGTTCCACCGACCAGCCCGTCAACTGGGCAATTGTGGGCAGGTGTTCGCGAGCGATCTTTCCAGTGCGTTTCCAATTGCTTACGGCCTGCTCGGTAATGTCGCGAGCCTCGGCTATTGCCTTTGGCGCAACTCCGGACTCAGCGAGAGCGCGAGTGAAATTTGCCGCTAGGGCTTGTTGCTCGGGGGTCATGGCCGCTTTATTTTTAAGCATTGCTATAGTTTCGGCGCGAGCCGGGATTGCGGCAACAAGCTGTGATTGACATAAAGTAAAGCGATGCTTTAAGATCGGCAGCTATGGAAACTGCCACCCCGTTCCCTCCGATTGAGCGCGCTATCGCGGTTGTCGGGTCTGCCACTGCTCTTGCGCTTCGTCTGGGGGTTACGCCCGCAGCCGTAGGCCAGTGGAAAAGTGGTGAGCGTCGTGTGCCGGCTGAGCGCTGCCCCGAAATCGAGCGGGAAACTGGACGGGCCGTGCGCTGCGAAGAGCTCCGGCCCGATGTTGCATGGGGTGTGTTGCGCCACCGATTCGCCGATATGCCGGGGGAGGGCGCGCATGTCTGACGCCATCGACATCTCGTTGGAGGTGCCCCAATGCTGATCCACGCATCTGCCCGTGATTTCGCAGCTAGGGAGCTTCCCGGCGACGCTCACATCGTTCTGTCCATCGACACCCGCGACGGTTCCATCGGCGTTCAGGCCTTCCTGCGCGGCGAACTCGACGCGTCCTATGCCAGATTGGCCGAGGCACGGCTCCCGCCTGAAATCCTGAAGCTTTTGGCCGAGCTGCGCGCTCAGTTGTCGTCGGAGGGCTCGTGAATCACCGTGTAAATCTCGTTGAACGCGATCTGCACCAGGCGTGGGCCTTCGACGGGTCCCCGTTCCTTCACGCGATAGAAGCTCAGATCGCCGCCCCCGAAGAAAACGCGGTCGTCGTCGCGAATCGACTTGGCCAGCTCGAGAAAGTGCATGCGGAATTCCTCGCCGGACATTGTGTTGGTTTCGCTCATGGAGGCTCTCTTGCGAGTTGAAGTTTTGGAATGCCGATTCTTGCAGGGTGCCGCCGCCGCCTTTCTGAAAAGCGTCTATGCGCAACATGCTTACGACCACCGGGCTTCCGCCGGCCGCACCACATCGACGGAGGGCGTCAGCACTCGGCGGCACAGACCCTCGAGCGTCATCGTCTGCCGAGGCGTGCGTGCGCCATGCGCCAGTGCGCTCGCAGAGCAGACGTCGATCCATGCCGACACGGTTTCGCGGTTGATTTCTGGCTCCACCTCGAGCAGAAGCACGAGCTGCTGCAGGAATTGCTCGATGGCGTCGATCCGCTCGGCTGGCGTGGGAGTGAATGCTGCTTCCATGGTCTGCCTGGCTCTTTCTTTCTCTTGAGGTTTGCATGAACGCAACTTTCTCAATTCCGAACCATCTCGCCTATGGCGCCGATGAGGCCATGCCCTCCAGACCACCTGGGCAGGACATCCTCGACGCGATCTACAACACGGTGCACAACTACCCGGGCGGTGTGGCTGCCCTGGCCGGCCGCATGGAGATGAGCGCGAACACGCTCACGCACAAGGCCAATCCGAACACGGTCACGCACCAGCCGAACCCGCGGGAACTCATCGCACTGCAGACCTTCAGCGGCAACTACGCGATCCTGCATGCGATGGCCGAGGCGCTGGGCCACACCTGCACGCCATCGACGCCGGATCAATCGGGCGGCGATCCGGTCGAGGCGCTCATGCTGATGCAAGGCGCTTTCGCGGACTTCGTGCGAGCCACGGCCGACACCGTGCGGGTCGGCGATGGTGCTGTGAGCAGCGCTCAGATTCGCCGGGCCGACCATTGCGCCCAAGAGGCGATTGCGACGATAGGGCACGCCATGGCGATGCTGCGCAGCCGCATGCGGAAGGCGCCGCAGACATGAGCGATGGCGAATTGGCGCTGCTGCCCGACATCGGATTGGACGCTTTGCTCGAGCGCGTCGATGAGGTCGGCGATTGCTTGGTTTGGAACTGCTATGCCCTCGATGGCCTGTATCCGCAGTGGCGAATCGGCGGGCGGGGAGGGCGGCTGTGGAATGTGCGGCGGCTGCTGTGGTTGGTCGTGCGCGGTCCCATCAAGTCGGGCTGTCAGATCGGCGTGAAATGCAGCACGGACCTGTGCGTGCATCCCGACCACCTGGCGGCGCGCACGCGCTCGCAAGCCTGCGCCGGCAAGCCCAAGGCGCCGGACCATCGGATTCGTATCGCCGTGGCGAGCCGTGCGCGCGCGAAGTTGACGGCTGATGTGGTGGTTGCCATCCGGGCCAGCACGGAAAGCTGCGCGGTGCTCGATAAGCGGCACGGGCTCTCGCGCGGCTATTCGTCGAAGATTCGCAACGGCACCAAGTGGCGGCATACCGGCGGGCACTTCGATGGGCTGGGAGGGCGTCGGGCGTCATGAGCATCCGGGTAATGACAATGGTGTTCGACCGCTATCCAACGGGGGGCAGCGAGCGGCTGCTCGCCCTGGCGATGGCGGATCACGCACGAGACGATGGTTCTCGCATCTGGCCCTCGCTCGATGAGCTGGCGCGCAAGACCATGCAGAGCCGCAGCACGGTGCAGCGGCAGATTTCAAAGATGCTGGCCTCGGGCTGGCTCGAGCGCGTCTCGGATCGCACTGGGCGTGGGCACACCAATGAATACCGCATTTCGCAGGTCTGGATCGAGGGCGGGCTGCTCCCGTCGCAGGTCGCACCGGCCCCTGTTACAGATGCGGAGCCGAGTTATTCACAAGGTGGTCAAGATGACACCCTTTCTTCGGACCAAAAGGGTGTTACCCAGAACGCAAAGGGTGTCACCACGGACGTAAAGGGTGTCACAGCTATGACACCCGAATCTTCAGAACCGTCAAGGAACCATACCCCCCTACCCCCCGATGGGGGGGCGACGGGTTTCGATCAAGTCTTTTCCGAATACCCGAACCATGCCAACCGGGCGAAGGCGGAGCGGCGGTGGCGCAGGCTCGGGCCCGACGCGGCATTGCAGCGGGCCATGCTTGCGGCCATCGCCCTTCAGCGGCAGAGCGTGAAGTGGACGAAGGACAAGGGCCAGTTCGTGCCCGAGTTCCACACCTGGCTGCGCAACGCCGGTTGGCGCGACGACGTGAGCGAATGCAGCCCGGCATTGCCCTGGGACACCGACCGCAGAACCATCGAGGCCAAGGCTGCCGAGCTTGGCATGCGACCGTGGAATGAGGCGGACCTCAGCGTCAATCGCGAGACCTTCCAGGCGTACACCGAGCGCGTGCGCCGTCTGGTCGAACAGGAGGCGGAATGCGCATTGACCTGAAGCTCACCGGCATTGAGTCGGTGCGTGACGTGATGCAGAAGCTCAGCGGCGAGCAGGTCAAGCAAGCCTATGCCGCTGCACTGAACGACGGCGGCTTTCACCTGCGCCGGGCGATGCGCAAGGAAATGACTGCGGCCTTCGACCGGCCCACGGCCTACATTCTCAACAGCGTCTATGTGCGCAGGGCCAAGCCCGATGATCTGAGCGTGGCGGTGGAGCCCACCTACTACGGTGGCAAGGGCGTGGACCCGCAGCGGATTCTTCAGGCGCAAGAGTTTGGCGGCTCGCGGCGGGACAAGCGCAGCGAGGTGGCGCTTCGACGTGCAGGCATCCTGCCTTCGGGCTATCAGACCGCCATCCCTGCGACGCCATTCCCGGGCAGCGACGATAGCCGCGGCAATCTGCGCGGCTCCTTCCTCGTGCAGCTGCTGACCTACTTCCAGACAATGGGCGAGCAGGGCTACCGCGCCAACATGACGGACCGCCGCAAAGCCAGCGTGCACAGGGGCACCAAGACGCGCACGGGCCGGCGCTACTTCGTTGCCTATGGTCATCTCCGCAGTGGTCCCACCTCGCACCTGGCGCCCGGCATCTGGGCGGCCAGCGGCACGCACGATGTCGAGGTGCGACCTGTGCTGATGTTCGTGCGCGTGGGTGTCTACGAGCCGAGGCTCAGCATGGAAGCTGTTGCCGACAGGGCGGACGTGGATGCGTACATCGAGAAGCGCATCCGCTTCCGCATCAGGCAGGCGGCGGGCCAATGACCATCAACGTCCATGCACCACGGGGGTGCGGCACCCCCCCGGCCTCGGGTCCTTCTGCGAAGCACCGGATACGGGTAATTCGAACCGCGTCCTCGGGCTGTTCACCGACCTTCCTAAGGGGGTTAAGTGAAGGCTGTTGAGGCTATGGGTGTGGGCATCACGCAAGCGGAGTTCGCTGTGCTGGTTGGCGTGAGCGAAGCGAAGGTGAGTCAGCTGGTGGGCGAGGGCGTCATCGAGCGCGGCCAGACGGCGCACGCGTGGCTGCTCGCCTACTGCGAACGGCTGCGCGAAGTGGCCGCCGGCCGCGCATCGATCGAGGACGGAGGCCTCGACCTCGTGCAGGAACGCGCGAGGTTGGCGCGCAGCCAGCGCGAAGCGCAGGACATCAAGAACGCCGTGGCACGCGGCGAGTTCGCACCCATTGGCCTCCTGGCCGACGTTCTCGGCATGGCATCGAGCGCGGTCGTGGATCGCTTCGAACAGCTCGAGGGGGCGCTGCGCAAGGCGTGCCCAGACCTGCCCGACGAAGCGAAGGCGACCGTACAGCAGGTCATTGCCAATGCGCGCAACGAGTGGATTCGCGCCACCGCAAAGCTCGTGCTGGCCGAACTGGAGGGCATGGCGTCCGACGACGAAGGCAGCGCGGACGATGCCTTTGCGGAAGAGGTGGAGCAGTAATGGCCGTGCACGTTTCGCGTGAAACATTGCGCGCCGTGGGCAAAGCGGTAGCCCTCGGCTTGAGCAGCCTTCGCGCCGAGGTCTTTCAAACGCTCAGCGAGTGGGCCCGCGACAACTTCAAGCTGGCTGGCGAAAGCTCTCACCAGAAGGGCGGGTGGCTTGCTTGGTCGTTTCAGGTCGGCATCCTCGACTTCATGAGTGATGACCGCATCGAGGAACTCGATGTTGAGAAGTCGAAGCGCGTCGGCTACACGAAGATGATTACCGCGTTCGTGGCCTACAACATCGCGCACCGCAGGCGCAAGCAGGCCCTTTGGCAGCCGACCGACGACGACCGCGATAGCTACGTCAAGAGCGAAATCGACCCCATCCTCGATGCACGCGACGGCGTGCCTGCGGTGCAAGCTGCGCGCCGCAAAGGCGGTGGCAGCGACGACACAATCAAGATGAAGAAGTTTCGCGACAGCGTGCTTCATCTGCTGGGTGGGAAGGCGAAGCGGGCCTATCGGCGGATCACGGTCGCGATTGCGATCCTCGATGAGTGGTCTGCGTTTGACCAGACCATCGAGAAGTCCGGGGACCCGGGCGGCCTGGCGAAGGGACGGCTCGAGGGTGCGCCCTATCCGAAGTTCGTAGGCGGCTCGACGCCTGGCTTCAAAGGGTTGTGCCATGTCGAGCGCGCGGTGCTCAACGCGGAGGGCTTCGTTCGCTTCTACATCGATTGCAAGCACTGCGGCTTGGAGCACCCGTTGAAGTGGGGCGGCAGGGAAATGCTGCACGGCTTCAAGTGGGAGCGCGGCAACCCCGCCAGCGTGCGTCACGTCTGCCCCCATTGCCGCGAGTCCATTCGGCAAAGCGACTTTCTGCAGGGGGGACTCCCGATGCAGGGCACCTGGGTGTGCGAGAAGACGGGCAAGAGGTTCGGCCCGGATCGCATTTGGCGCGACAGCGCCGGCATGCCGACCCGGCCGCCGAAGACGCTGGGCCTGCACATCTGGGCGGCGTACAGCCCGCAGCGCACCTGGGAAAGCATCGTCAAGGAATTCGAGGAAGCGCTCGACGCCATGGCCCGCGGCGACGCGGGGCCGATGCAGCTCTTCGTGAACGAAACCCTCGGCGAGACGTGGGAGGTCGTTGGCGAGCGCACCGATGAGCATGCGCTGCAGTCCCGCGCGGAGGCCTACCCGCTGAAGACGGTCCCGGCGGGCGGCCTGGTGCTGACCGCCGGTGTCGACGTGCAGCGCGACCGTTGGGAAATCGACGTGTGGGCCTGGGGCCGCGGCCTCGAGTCGTGGCACGTCGAGCATCACGTCATCCAAGGAAATCCCGCGTCGGAAGATGATTGGGAGCCGGTGGCGGCCTATCTGTCGAGCCGCTATGTGCAGGCCTGGCACGGCGGCTCGATGGGCCTGAGTGCCATCTCCATCGACTCGAGCGACCAGACACAGGCCGTCTACAACTGGGTGCGCAAGATGCAGCACCTGCTCCCGAAGCTGCGCGCAGTGAAAGGGCGCGGCGAAGAGAACGTGCCCGTGCTCGGGCCGAGCAGCCCGCAGGAAGTGCGCTGGAACGGCAAGAAGATCCCGAACGGCATCAAGCTGTGGAATGTGGGCGTGGATTCGGCAAAAGACTTGCTGCTCGGGCAGCTCGCCATCGAGAAGCCCGGGCCCGGCTATGTGCACTTCAGCCAAGAGCTGCCGAAAGAGTGGTTCGAGCAGCTCACGGCCGAGCAACGAATTCTCGTGAAAGTCCATGGCAAAGAGGTCTACCGCTGGGTGAAGCGAAGGCCGCGCAACGAAGTGCTCGACAACCGCAACTATGCGCTGCACGCGGCCTTCGGCCTCGGGCTGCACAACCACACCGACAAACGCTGGAGCGACCTCGAGGCGGCCGTGCAACCTGCGCGCGACCTCTTCAGCATCCCGGCCGCCATCGAGCCGGCACCGATCCAGTCGGCGGCGCCTGTTGCGCGCCCGCCGGCACCAACGCCACCAAAACCCGCGCCGCGGTCAGCACCCGCGCCGCGCTCGTTTGCATCCGATGAATGGAGTGACCGCCTTTGACTGAACCTACCTCGCTCACACCTGGGCAATCCGAAGACGCCGCGGTGCAGTTGGAGCACGACTTCACCAGCATCGTGCGCGAAGAAATCGGCATGCACGAAGGCATGGCCGGCGTGTTCGCAGCGGCGCTGGTGCGCGGCCTGCGCCGGCGCCTCGGCGGCCAAGACATCTACATCCCGGCGCCGGATCGGTCCGTGCGCGACGCCTCGATTCGCCGGGACTTCACCGGGTCGAACGTCGATGAATTGATGCGGCGCCACGGGCTGAGCCGAACCCGCATCTACGAGATTGTCGGCCAGCGACCGCCGCGCCCGTCCCCTGCGAAAAATCCGGAATCGCCCCTAAAAACCGGACTCACAAACGAATAGCTTCATCGCCATGACCATCGCAACAGACATGCTGGCCGCCTATCTGGCCGCCGAAGCCGCAGTGCTCTCGGGCAAGACCGTTCAGTTCAATGGGCGAATCCATGCCTATGAAGACCTGGCGGAAATCCGCAAGGGGCGCTTTGAGTGGGAGCGCCGCGTTGCCAACGAAACCGGCGGCGGCCAACCCACTTTCGGCGGGCTCTCCTACTCCATCGCGCGCTTCGACCGCGAACAAGGCTGAACATGAACATCGTTGATCGCATCGTTGGGGCCGTGAACCCGTTGGCCGGGCTTCGTCGCGCGCAGGCGCGCCGGGCACTGGCGCACTACGAAGGCGCGAAGCCCAACAAGCAGCGCATGCGGCGCATGGACAACAGCTCGCCCGACACACTGGTAGGCGCTGGTGCCGCGGCCGTGCGTGCGCACGCGCGCTATCTCGAGCGCAATCACGACATCAGCCGTGGCGCTCTGCGCGTGCTGGTCAACAACGTGGTCGGCCCTACGGGCATCGGCGTGGAGCCGCAGCCTCGCCGCGCAGACGGCTCCATCCACACCGAATATGCGGCCCTCCTGCGCGAAGCGCATCGCGATTGGCAGCGACGGCCCGAAGTCACCGGCCGCTACCGCTGGCCGTTGGCGCAGCGCCTCACGGCCTACACCTGGCTGCGTGACGGTGAGGCCTTCGCGCAGCAGCTCGTGGGCCCGATTCCCTTTCTCAACCACGGCACGCGGGTGCCGTATTCGCTCGAGCTGTTCGAACCCGACTTCGTGCCTCTCGACTATGACGACCCGAGCAAGGGCATCCGGCAAGGTATCCAGTCGAACGCGTGGGGTGAAGCGACCGGGTATTGGGTCTACAAGGGCGACCCGCGGGAGGGTATGACCTTCATGAACGCGAGCGGGCTGAAATTCATTCCCGCCGAGCGCATGCTTCACACGGCCACCATCGACCGCCTGCACCAGCGCCGGGGCGTCTCGGAATTCGCCAGTGTCATCACGCGCGGCGAAGACCTCAAGGACTACGAAGAAAGCGAGCGCATCGCCGCCAAGGTGGCGGCTTCGTTGACCGCTTACGTGAAGCGAAACGAGACGAACGGCTTCAATCCGGAGAACGCGCCGCAACTGCCGCGCGATGCCGAGGGCAACGTGCTGCCTCGTGATCTGCGGATGCAGCCCGGGATGATTCTCGACTCGCTGACGGTGGGCGAAGAAGTCGGGATGATCGACAGCAACAGGCCGAACCCCAACCTTATCGCCTGGCGCGCAGGGCAGCTGCGCGCGTTCTGCGCCGGCATCGGCGCGAGCTACTCGAGCGTGAGCCGCGACTACGACGGCAGCTACAGCGCGCAGCGGCAGGAGCTGGTCGAGCAGTGGGTCCACTATGCAGTCCTGGCCGATGAGTTCGTGGGCATGTTCGTGCAGCCGTCGTGGGAGACGTTCGTGCAGGTCGCCCACCTGAGTGGCGTGGTGCCGATCCCCGCCGACGTGCTGCCAGGCACCGAAGACGATGCCCTCTTCATCGGTCAGAGCATGCCGTGGATCGACCCGATGAAAGAGGCCAACGCGTGGGAGAAGCTCGTGCAAGCCGGCTTTGCGAGCGAGGTCGAAGTCATCCGCCGCCGGGGCGGCAACCCGCACGATGTCATCGAGCAAGTCGATGCCTTCCGCAGGGATGCGGCAAGGCGTGCGCTGGTGTTCTCGAGCAACGCGGCGACGCCCGCCAACGTGGTGGCCGCGGCCAGCGCCAAGCCCGAGCCGGAAGAAGGGGAAGAAGGCCGGCGCAGAAAATAATCCGGTTTCTCCCCTAAAAACCGGACGCCGGTTTTTTGACACTGAGGGCCTCAACACAGAGGCCCTCAGTTCATGCCCAAGCCGCAAAACACCTGGTACGCAATTCGCCGCCGCACAGCCCTCGCCGCAGCCGCGCTGGGTGTTGCAGCCGCAGCCGAGATCTACATCTACGGCGACATCGGAGAAAGCTGGTGGGAGGAAACGGTCAGTGCCGCCTCCTTCGTTCGTGAACTGCAGGCGGTCGATGCCGATCAGATCACCGTCCGCATCAACAGCATCGGCGGCAGCGTGCCCGATGGCCTGGCCATCTTCAACGCGCTTCGCCGCCACAAGGCGACCGTCACGACGGAAGTCGATGGCATGGCGTTCTCGATTGCGAGCCTCATCGCCATGGCCGGCGACAAGGTGCACATGGCCGACAACGCCATGCTCATGATCCACGCGCCGTGGACCTACGCCGCCGGCAACAGCGCCGAGCTGCGCGAACTGGCCGACCAGCTCGACACCTGGGCTGCGGCAATGTCCACGAGCTACGCGGTGCGCACCGGCGATCAGCCGGGGATGCTGGCCCTGCTGACCGATGGCAAGGACCACTTCTACACGGCCGCCGAGGCGCTCGCCGCGAAGTTCATCGATGCGGTCACCGACCCGATGCCCGTTGCCGCCAGTGCCGCGCGCGACCTCCCGCTCAACCGTTACCGCTCTCTGCCGGCTGCTTTGCTGGCCGAGGGCACCACCGCGGCACCTGCCGCTCTTTCCGCTGAAGAGGACTCTATGAAATTCCGTTCCCATGTGCTGCTGGCCGCCCTCGGCGCTGCCGGCGCAGCTGCGGCCGGCGGCGGAAACGCCGCCGTTCCCGCTGCCCCCGCCGCACCTGTCGTGGCTCCCGATGCCGCCGCAGTGCTGGCCGCCGATCAGGCGCGCCGCTCCGGCATCCGTGCGAGCTTCGCACGCTTTGCGGCGCAGCCCGGCGTCGCCGATATCCAGCGTGCCTGCGAAGACGATCACGCCGTGACCGTCGAAGCGGCTGGCGCGCGCCTGCTCGCGCACCTCGCCACCGGCGCAACGCCTGTGGCCGGTGCCCATGTGACCACCGTCGAGGACGAATCCGACAAGCAACGCAACGCCGCCACGCAGGCGCTGCTCGCTCGTGCCGGTCTGGAGAAGGCGGAGGGCGCGAACCCGTTCCGTGGCTACACGCTCGCCGAGCTGGCTCGCTCCAGCCTGGCCCGCGCCGGCCTTAAGACCGATGGCATGGACAAGATGCAGTTCATCGGCGCTGCCTTCACGCACAGCACCAGCGACTTCCCGGGCCTGCTCGCGAACGTGGCGAACAAGTCGCTGCTGCGTGGCTATACCGAGGCCGACGAAACCTTCCCGCTGTGGACCCGTGCCGGGTCGCTCGGCGACTTCAAGCCCGGCAAGCGCGTTGACCTCAATGCGTTCCCGAGCCTGCGCAAGGTGGCGGAAGGCGCCGAGTACAAGTACGCGACGCTCGGCGAGCGCGGCGAAACCGTCATGCTGGCAACCTTCGGTGAGCTCTTCAGCATCACGCGCCAAGCCGTCATCAATGACGACATGGATGCGTTCACCCGCGTGCCACGCCTGATGGGTCGCGCCGCCATTCGCACCGTGGGCGATCTGGTCTATGCGGTGCTGACCGGCAACCCGGTGATGAGCGACGGCGTGGCGCTGTTCCATGCCGACCATGCCAACCTGATGGCCGGCAGCGTGATCAGCACCGCGAGCGTCGATGCCATGGGCGCGGCGATGGCAGTGCAGAAGCAAGGCAAGTCGGCACTGAACATCGGCCTGAAGTACCTGCTCGTGCCGCGTGCGCTGCGCGGCGTTGCCAACGTGGTGAAGGCGAGCGAGTTCGAGGTTGGTGCCGCCAGCAAGAACAACACCGTTCCCAACTCGGTGCGCGACACCTTCGAGGTCATCTCGGACGCGCGTCTCGATGCCGCTTCGCCGACCGCCTGGTATGGCGCTGCCGACCAGAACGCCACCGACACCATCGAAGTGAGCTACCTCGATGGCAACGACCAGCCTTACCTCGAGCAGAAGGCGGGTTGGAACGTCGATGGGACCGAGTTCAAGGTGCGTATCGACGCCGGCGTGTCGCCGCTCGACTTCCGCACCCTCGCGAAGAACGCCGGCGCCTGATGCCCATGGCAGGGCCTCGCGGCCCTGCCGGCACAGCACATCTCAACTTCCTCAAGGAAACGTCATGAAGAATTTTGTTCAAGAAGGTCACGTCCTCGACTACACGCCGGGTGCGGCCGTGGCGTCCGGCGCCGTGGTGGTGATCGGCGCTCGCGTCGGGATCGCGGTCGCCGACATCGCTGCCGGCAGCACCGGCGCCCTGCGGGTCAAGGGCGTGGTCGAACTCGCCAAGCTGGCGGCCGACGCTCCGGCGCAAGGCGCGCTCCTGTACTGGGACGATGCCAACGACCGGCTCACCACGACCGCCAGCGGCAACACCCTGGCCGGCTACGCCGCCAAGGCGGCAGGCGCGGGCGCTACCACCGTCTGGCTGCATCTGAACGCCTGAAGCGATGCCGACGCCCTTCGCCGCCCTTGAAGGCCGCGCCAACGGCGCGGTGCTCCACCGGCTCGCCAACGCTCTCGCGGTGGTGGGCGGCGCCGATGTGCCTGTGATCTTCGACAAGCCCTACGCGGCCGCCTTCGGTGGGGAAGCCGACTCAGCGGCGCCCGAGTGCACGGGCCCTGCCTCGGCGCTTGGGGCGGTCGAGCGCGACAGCGCAATCTCGATTGACGGCGTGGCGTATGAAGTCGAAACGGCAGAGGCGGACGGCCTTGGCTTCGTGCGCCTGGTGCTGCGGAGCGTCTGACCATGCTTGCGCTTGAACCTGCAATCGTTGCCCGCCTGCGGGCGGAGCTGCCCGAGACGTGGACCGTGAAGGGCATGTTCTCCGACAGCGGCAGGCGGGAGGCGGAGCTGTTCGCTTCGGTGCTGTTCGTTGACGGCAACGTGCCGGCCAGCGATGCGCCTGGCGTGCTGGTGCGGCCGTACTGGGCGATCACCCTCATGGCGAAGCGCAGCGACCCGGATGCGCCTGCGCGGCTCGATGACGCATTCGCCCGCGTCGTCGGTGCAATGCAGGGTTGGACGCCCGGGCAGATCGCGGGCCGCCCTTGGGAGCGCCTGCTCCTGGCGAGCGTGAAGCCGCCTATTCCCGACAACGGCCTTGTCGGCATTGAACTCGTTTTCTCCACTTCTGCCCGCTTCGACGGGCAACCCTGAAAGGACATCCCATGCCCATCGTGCACACCAAAACGGAACTCTCGGCCCCCCGTGGCCGCCTGCGTCTGGACATCATGAACGCTCTCGAGGAACTCACGGGCGAAGAGGAAATGGGCAACTGCCCGGCCTTCGTCCTGACCATCGACTCCGAGAAGGCCGAAGAATTCTCGGCCGAGAGCGCGGCCAGCGAACTCATCGGCACGCTCACGGGCAAGGTCAAGCGCACCGCAAAGATCACCTGCAACAACATGAGCATGGCGACCTATCAGCGCTTCCTCGCTGCGACCAGCGAAGTGGTGGTGCAAGCCGCCGTGGCGGTCACGGGCGAAATCCGCGCTGTGGTGCCCGGCAAGATTTACCAGCTCGGCCAGACGGCGGCCAATCCCATCGGCGTGCGCAACGTCACCGCGGTGACCGTCAAGACCGAGGACGGCACCACGCCCTATGTTGCGGGCGAAGACTTCAACGTCGATCCCGAAACCGGCGCGGTGCAGATCATTGCCGGCGGCGGAATCGATGCAGGCAACGTGGCCTTCGGCTACACGCCCGTGGCGGGTTCGTACACGCGCCTGAAGACCGGCGGCAACACCTCGTTCCTTTCGGCCATCCGCGTGGTCGCCGACAACGCCGCCGGCAGCAACAAGGATTGGTACATGCCGCGCTGCAGCCTCACGCCTTCCGGCGATCTGCCCATCGTGTCGAACGAAGTCGAGTTCGTGAAGGTCGAGTTCGACGTTGACGTTCTCAAATCTGCCAACGCCGAAGCGGTCTACGTCGGAGGCCGCCCGGTCGCCTGACCGAACTTCCGCCCCCGCCCATCGGCGCGGGGGCGTGGTGACGCATGCGGCTTCGCACAGAGGCTCCATGCGCCGCCATCGCCCCATTCACCTGACCCTCCCTCCCTGTGGCCATCAAGCCGATTCAGATCCTCATCAACGCCAAGGACAATGCGTCCTCGGTGTTCGACAAGCTGCAGCAGCGCGTGATCGCGTTCGCCGCGCTGATGGCCGGCTACTTCGGCATCCAGGCCTTCGCCGGATGGATCAAGGGCGGAGCCGACCTCGAGCAGGCACTCAGCCGCGTGCAGTCGGCCACGGGCGCGACCGCCGCGGAGATGCGCCTGCTGCGCAAGGCGGCCGTCGATGCTGCGGCCGACACCCGCTTCAACTTCACCCAGCTGGAGGCCGCGGGCGCGCTCGAGAACCTGGCGAAAGCCGGCCTCAGCGTCAAGGACGCCATTGCCACCTTGCCCGCTGCCATGCAGCTCGCCCGCGCCGGCGACATCGAGCTTGCGGGTTCGGCGGAGTACCTGACCAAGATCGTCAACGGTCTGGGTCTGTCGTTCACCGAATCGGGGCGGGTGGCCGACGTGCTCGCGAAGGGCGCCAACGCGACGAACACCAGCGTGACCGGCCTGGCGCAGGCGCTCAGCTACGCCGCGCCGCTTGCGAACACGCTCGGCCTCGGGCTCGAGTTCACCGTCGCGATCATCGGCAAGTTCGCAGACGCCGGCATCGACGCGAGCCGCGCAGGTACCGCGCTCAACGCCATCCTCGCCCAGTTCTCCGACCCGGCCAGCAAGTTCCGCACGGAACTGGCCGCGGCCGGCATCACCTCGACCAATTTCGAGAAGGCACTGCACGAGCTGGCCGCCGCCGGGCCGGCGGGCCAGCGTGCAATCGCTGCGGTAGGGCAGGAGGCTGGCCCGGCATTGCGTGCCCTGCTGAATCAGGGTGTCGGCAAGCTCGATGAGTTGAAGAAGTCGCTGGAGGATGCCGGCGGCAGCGCTGCGGCGACGGCGGCCATCATGCAGGCCAATCTCAACGGCGCGCTCGCGAGCTTGCGCACGGCTTGGGATTCGGCGACCAATGCACTCACCACGCCGGTTCTGCCGGTGCTGAAGGAGGGCGTCGAGCAGCTCGCGGGTGCACTGCGCGCAGCGGTCGCAGACGGCACCATCGGGCGATTCGGCTCGGCCATTGCGTCTGCGTTCCAGAATGGCATGAAGTGGGTGCGCGAGTTTCTCGGCACCGTCGATTTCGCCGCCGTCACAGAGCGGGCGCAGGCCTTCGCCGAACGCATCGGTGTGTTGCTCGACAGCTTCGGGCAGAAAGCGCAGACCACGGGCAACATCGTGCAGGCAGTCTGGGGCGTCATGGCCGGCGGCTCGAATGTTGTCCTGGCGGCGATGTTCAAGATCGCGGAGGGCATGGCGAACGTGGTCAGCGCCGTGCAATCAGGGCTTTCGGCCATCATCGGCGGCCTGGCGAAGATCACCTTCGGCGATCTTTCGACGGCGTTCAAGGCCGCTGCCGAAGAGGTCCGCCTGTCGGCCGAGGCCACAGGCGCCGTGGCCGATGCGTTCGGCGAGAAGGCCAGCGAAGCCTTCGACCGTGCGACCGAAGGCGCGGAGCAGGCGCGCGCAGGCTGGGCGGGCCTGACCGGCAGCGCCGAGACAACGACCGCAGCGGCCGCCAGCAGCGCCGCGGCCTTCACGAGCATGGCCGCCGAAATGAAGGCGGCCGGGGACAACGCGCAGGAAGCCGGCCAGAAGGCCGCCAGCGGCGCCGAAACGCAGCGGGTGAAGGCAGAGGAAGCCCGGGCCTCGGTTGAGCGCCTGCGCGGCGAGTATGCGCAGGCCATCGCGACCGGCAACCTTGAGCTCGCTGCTCAGAAGCTCGATGAACTGAAGAAGGCGAATCTCGCGGCGGCCAGCTCTGCCAAGGAAAACAGCAAGGCCCAAGAGCAGGCCGCCCTCGAGATCGCCGCGGCGTTCTCACGCGCCGGCATCGAAACGAAGGCATCGCTCGAGGTCGCGGCGCGGACGGCGCTGCGCGACTTCGAACTCATTCGTGACAGCGGGCAGGCGACGGCCATCGGGTTGGGCGAGGCATGGAAGCGCGCCGCCGAGGCCGCGATTGCCGCTGGCAACGGTGTGGCACCTGGCTGGGTGCAGGCACAAGCCGCCATGCGCGGCTTCGAGGTCGTGCTCGACGGTGCAGGCCGCTCCACGGTCAAGCTGCGCGACGCCCAGAACGACGCGATGCAATCGGCATTCGGCCTGGCTGGCGCGCTGCGCGAGGTCACCAGCGCCCGCGAGCGCGACATCGAGACGCGCGAGAAGGCCAATGCCCTGAAGGAGCGCGAGAACGCGCTGGAGAACAAGCGGCTCGGCCGCGACGCGAGCGGGTTCTCGACCGACAAGAACGGCAAGACCGTGAACGCCGGCAGCGACCTGGGCACCCTGACCGGCGTCGCCGCATTCCTGAAGGCCGCCGGCGTCAGCGATGAGAAGAAGGCGCGCGCCATCGCGATGGAGTTCGCCGACGCCAAGGGCGACATTCCGTTCTTCAACAACCCGGGCCAGAAGAAGTACGCGGACGGCGGCACGCTGAGCATGGCGCTGCTCAAGGCGGCCGAGAAAGAAACCTTCTTCGGCAACGGCCAGTCGCCGACCGCCATCCCGGTGCCGCAGTCCAACCGCACGGTGAACCTGCATCTGAACCTCAATGGCCGCGACTACTGCACGGTGAACACCGATGCCGCCGGCGCCGATGCCATCGAGGGCCTGCTCGCCAAGCTCGGCGCCGCGGCCGGCACTTCTTCCAACCGTCCGGGCAAATAAACATGGCCGCACCTGCTTTCCACACGCTCGCCGGCCTGCCGGTTCCACGCGGCATGGTCTGGTCCGATGAGTTCGGCTGGAGCCGCGTCGAGAAGAGTCTCGAGTATTCGGTGACCGGCGCCGCGTTGATCGATGCGGGCGTGCGCCTGGCCGGGCGCCCCATCACCTTGCAAGGCGAGGTCGAGGCCGGATGGATCAAACGCGGCGCGCTCGCGGCCTTGCAGTCGTTGGCCGACTCGGACGCCACCGGCACCCATGCGCTCGTGCTGGCCGATGGCCGGACCTTCACCGTGCAGTTCGCGCCGGGCCTGCCGGTCGAAGGCAAACCCATCGCGCGGCCCGAGCTGCCCGTCGAGCACTACCCCTATGTCGCCACCGTGCGGCTCATCACCGTCTGACCATGACCATTCTCGAATCCGATATCAAGATCGTTGCCACGCAGGTGATGGACGACGTGCCCGAAGGCGGCGGCGCGCCGACTTCCAAGGTCATCGAAGACGGCGCGAGCAATTCCGTCTTCAAGGACATCTCGGCCGTGGACCGCGCGCAGGGCGACGTGTCGATCATGAAGATTGCCGCGGTCATCCAGACCCTGAACACCGACACCGCGCTCGGCGGCGTCGTCATCATCTCGCGCCCGCCGGCCGACCCGAAGGTGAGCGCAACGCTGTTCGCGACCGGCGACTTCTTCGACCGCCGCGCGAGCATCCAGAACCGCATCGAGGCCTACACCTCGCCGGGCGAAGAGTTCAACGGCTACCTGCTGTCCAACCATGTGCAGGGCCAGCGCTCGCTGCAGATCTTCCAGCGCCCGGGCGCGACGCCGCCGAACATCAACGGCACGCTGCAGATCAGTGGCGGCGGAAAGACCGAGTACGTGCGCGTGTCGAAGGTCGATGTCGAGCAGCGCACCTACAGCTACAGCTCGGGCGGCTCCTTCGTGGACTTCCCGGCGCAGGTGTGCGTCTGCGAGCTGGTGGACGGTCTGAAGAACGACTTCACCGGCACGCCAGCGAACCGCCTCTTCGAACGCAGCGGCACCGCCGCGGCCATCAACAAGATGCTGGTCGCCAACGCCTCGAAGTTCTACGGCATCGCAACGCTCGCCGCCGACGTGCCGCAGGGCGCTTTCTCGGCCGTCGTGGACCGCATCGACACCCAGCTCGTGCCGAGCGCCACGACAGAGATTCCCATCGTGGACACCAGCGCGGCGGGTTCGGCCATCTCGCTGGTCGCCTCGGGCACCGGCACTGTCTCGCTGACCACGGGCGTGGCCTTTGGCCCGAATTCGATCATCGTCGTGGGCAACCCGATCTATCCCGGCTCGCTGTCGGTGGGCACGACCGCCGGCACGCTGACCGACGACGGCGGGCGCCTGAAGCTCGGCGCGCTGACCATCGGCAGCGTCAACTATGCCGGCGGGTCGATGAGCTTTGCGAGCGATGCCCCGGCGATCACCGGGAACAAGACCATCGGCTTCCGGCCCGCCGGCGCGCCCATCCAGCTCGCCGACTCGGCCTCCATCGTGGTGACCGTCGAGAGTCGTCGCATCAACTACCCGCTCACCATCTTGCCGCCGCCGGCCCCGGGTTCGCTGCGCGTGGCCTACCGGGCCGGCGGCAACTGGTACGAGCTGGCCGACGACGGCGGCGGGCGCCTCTCGGGCAGCAGCTCCAGCATCGGCAGCGGCACGGTGGACTATGCGACCGGCACGGCGCTGCCGACGCTCGGCGTGCTCCCTGACGTGGGCAGCGAGGTGGTCTACACCTGGGCGGCCAAGGTCAACTACAAGGACCGCAGCGGCGTCCTCACGGCTGCGCTGTCGATCCTGCTCGCGCTCGACCACCAGGCGGCGCAGGCCGGCACGGTGTCGGTGGACTGGAACGACGGCACGGCTCGGCACGCGACCGACAACGGCAGCGGCGCGCTCGCGGGCGACGCCACCGGGCCGGTGTCCTATGCGGGCAGCACCATCGAGGTCAAGCCCAACGTGCTGCCGGGCTCGGCGGTCGCGTTCACCGTGGGCTACAGCCACGGCGACCCGGCGACAAAGACCTTCGCGGCGCCGGCGCGCAATGTCGATGGGTCGATCACGCTGAACCTCGGGCAGACCAACATCGCGCCCCGTTCGCTCGCGCTCGACTGGAACCTCGTGCTGCAGTCCACCGGCGGCGTGCCCGCCGACCAATGGGTGCCGCAGAACTTCGCGGCCACCAAAACGGTGACCGACGACGGCGCGGGCAACCTGAAGGACGGCCTTGGCGTGTCGTTCGGCACGCTCGACTATGCGGCCGGCGTGGCGACGCTGTTCCCGGAGGCCATCGTCACGGTGGCGGTGCCGCAGTGGTCGGTGAATCAGCTCGGCATTCTGGGCACCGTGCTGTCGCCGAACCTGCCCGGCGCCTACCGCAACACGCTCACCGGCTACACCTATGCGCCGCTGGCCGCGTCGCTGCCGACCGACGCCTCGGCGCTGGTGTCGGCGAGCTTCCGCGTGGTGGGGGCGGGCACGACGAAGACGCAGGTGTTCAACCAGCCGAAGCTCTCCATCCGGCTGCTGCCGAACTTCAGCGAGCCGGGCGTGCCGGGAACGGTGAACTTCACGCTCGGCGGGAAGACCTACTTCGACCGCGCCGGCGCCCTCTACACCGACCTCGACCCGGCGACCGGCGCCGCCACGCTGGCAGGCACCTACGACTACGCGACCAACGTCGCGTCGCTCAACGCCTGGCCGGCCGCGGCATCGAGCACCGTCACGGTGAATAGCCTGCTCACGACCCTGGACGGCCAGCCGGTCGAATACGTGGTGTTCCGCACGCCCGTGGCGCCGATCAGCCCGGGCTCGCTGCAGCTGCTCGCCACCAAGCTCAACGGCGGCACCATCAACGTGACGGCCGATGCCGCAGGCTTTATCAACGGCACGAACGTGCATGGCACCTTCGACCATGCGACCGGTGTCGGCAAGGTGCGCTTTGGCGACTGGGTGACCGCGGCCGGCAATGAGGGCGCGATCTGGTACGACCCGGACGCCATCGGCTCGGACGGCAAGATCTGGAAGCCGGTCCCGGTCTTCGCCAGCACCATCCGCTACAACGCGGTGGCCTTCATCACCTTGCCCGTCGATGCCACGCTGCTGGGCCTCGACCCGGTGCGCCTGCCGGCCGATGGCCGGGTGCCGATCTTCCGCAAAGGCGAGCTGGCGGTGATCCACAACACGAAGCGCCTGCCGCCGGCTGTCGTCGCCAACGGGCAGACGCTGAGCGCCGGCCGAGAGCGGCTGTCGCGCGTGCGGATCATCGGCGCCGATGGGGTGACCATCGAGACGGGCTACACGCGCAACCTCGATGCCGGGGAGGTCACCTTCACGGACGTGTCGAGCTACGCGCAGCCGGTGGTCTACGAGCACCGCGTCGAGGACATGCTCACCGTGTCCGATGTGGGCATCGATGGCCGCCTGGCGTTCGCGGGCCGCATCTCGCACGACTACACCGCCGGCGACAGCCATGTGAGCAGCGGCCTGCGCATGGGCGATGTGAAGGCGCGCGTCTCGCTGCTGTTCGATCAGCAGGCGTGGACGGGCCTGTGGTCGGACAGCCTCATCGGCAGCGCCGCCGATGCGACCTTCAATGACATCGATCACCCGATCACGGTCACGAACAAAGGCGCAGTCACCGAGCGGTGGCGCATCCAGATCAACAACGGCGGCGGGACCTACAACCTCATCGGCGAGCACGTCGGCCAGATCGTGACAGGCCAGAGCCTGACCGCCGACTGTGCGCCGCTTGGCCCCTCGGGCGTGCCCTACATGACGATCCCTGCGGCCGGCTTCGGCAACGGCTGGCCCGCCGGCGCGCTCATCCGCTTCAACACCATCGCTGCGACGTTCCCGTTCGTGCCCATCCGCACCGTGCAGATGGGCGCCGAGACGGTGCTCGACGACAGCTTCGAAATTCTGGTCCTCATCGGCGTGGACCGCCCGTAACGAGAGAGCGAGAAAGAACCCATGACTTCAGTAGTCGATACCAGCGTCAAGTATTTCAACAACACGATGACGGGCGCGCCCGTGCTCAACGGGGTGGCCGGCTCGCTCGTGGCGCTGCTCGATGCGGTCCTCGTGAACGGCTTCGACCTCAAGAGCGCCACCAGCCTGACAGTGGCCGGCGGTGTGGCGACGCTGGCCTACACCGGTTCGCACAGCGCGCAAGTCGATTCGGTCATCTTCGTTGCGAACAGCAGCATCGCCGCGCTCAACGGCGAGCAGAAGGTGACAGCGATCGCGCCTGGCGTGGTGAAGTTCGCGACCGCCGCGGCCGATGGTGTGGCCTCCGGTGCGGTCACTTTCAAAATCGCGCCGCTCGGGTTCGCGAAGCCCTTCGCAGGCGCCAACCTGGGGGGCTACAAATCGACGGACGCTGCTGCTTCGGGCTTCTGCCTACGGGTCGATGACACTGGCACGACCTCGGCGCGCGTCGTTGGCTACGAGTCGATGAGCGACATCAACACCGGGGTGGGGCCGTTTCCCACGGCCGCGCAGATGTCGGGCGGCGGGTACTGGGCGAAGTCGAGGAACGCCAACTCGACCGCCGTGGTGTGGGCGATCCATGGCGACGCCCGCTTTTTCTACGTCACCATCCAAGCGGGCTCATCGACCAGTGCGGCCAATCAGGTCGCATCTACGCGGTGCTTCGGCGACACGATTGCGTTCAAGCCGGGCGGCGACGTGTACGCCTGCGTGCTGAACTATTCCAACAGTGCATCCGTGGACAGCATGACGTCGGGCGGCGTGGCAACCGGTGCGGACGTGGCGGCTTCCGCGTGTCCCCGGGACTACACGGGCTTGGGCTCAGGGACACTCGCATCGATCTATGCCTTCAGCAGTGCGGGTGGAGCCACGGTTTCGGGCACGACCAATTCGATGGGGGCCTTCCCCTCGGTGGTGGATGGGGGGTTGTGGCTCTCCGAACGGTATCTGGCGGTGGCCGGTGTGACGACGCCCCGCGCGAAGATGCCGGGGTTCTATCACTGCCCTCAGACCGGTGTGTGGAACACCTTCAAGATGAATGACCGCACGCCGGGAGCCGGCATAGTGGCGGGCCGCAATCTCATGGCGGTGACGACGGGGGTTATTGCCTACAACGGAACTTCCGACGCCAGCAACACCGGTATCGCATTCATCGACATCACCGGCCCGTGGAGGTGATGGGTGGCTGCACATCGCTACTGGCGTGCGCTCGGGATAGAGGCCTATGGCCTTGCAGGAGGACTCGATATCAGCGAGTTCCAGCTGCTCGCGGGCACCACACGGGTGGACGCGGCGGCCACGCTGAGCAGCAGCGCGGCGCCGGCAACGGGGTCGCTCGCGAATCTCAAGGACGACGACACGGGCACGGGCGCGACGTGGAGCGCGGCCGACCTGAAGACGCTGATTCTGTCGTGGGACTTCGGCGTCGGCGGCGGGCAGGACGTGACCGACATTCGGCTCGGGTCGAGCACTGACCCGGCGAAGTTCCTACTTGTCGCGAAGCTGCAATGGTCTGACGACGCTGCCACATGGACCGACTTCTACACCTTCGTCGGCATCGCCTGGCCGGGCAAGCGCACGAAGACGGTGAGCGATGGCGCGCAGTCGGCGCAGGTGCTCGCGTCCTCGCCGCTGCTTTACTACAAGCTCGATGAGGTCAGCGGCACGGCCTACGCGGATGCCTCGGGGAACGGGCGCACCGGCACCGGCAGCGGCACGATCACGCCGCAGGCGGCGTTGAATGGCGACAGCGCGGGATCGCAGATCTTCGGCTCGACCAACGCGCAAATACTGACGGCGGACCCGTTCGGAGCGGCCTATGCAGGCCCGTGGACGATTCGCGCGTTCGTCAAATGCACCGCGAACGGCTGCGGGGTGGTCACACGGGGGCGCGACGGTTTTGGGGCCGGCTGGTCGATCAGCTTGGGGATTCTGGCGACAACGGGTGTCGTCGGCATCTCTGCGGTGTATGGCGGCTCGGGCTACTCCGCCAACAGCCCGGCAGGCACCTATACCTATGGCACGGTGGTCGAGCTGGTCGGGCAGTACATCCCGGGTGTCGGTCTGCGCATGTTCGTCAACGGCACGCTGGTGGGTGCGACATCCATCGTGGCGGGCTCAGCGCTGCGCGACAGCACATTCGGCTTGGTGGTCGCGATGGGCAACGCCACTACCGTCGTTGGCACCGAGTGCGATGAGGTGGCGGTGTGGAACACGGCGCTCAGCATGGTGCAGATCCGCGCCATGGCGAATCCGGGAAAGATCGCGCGCAATCTGGTGGCAGGTCGAACAGCGAATTCGTCGCCGTTCAATGTGCCCTCGGCGATCAGCATCCCGCTGCCTTATGGGACGGTGAATGGCCGTGCCTCCAACATCCGGGGCCGTGGCGATCACCTGACCGGCGTGCTCGGGCAAGGAGTGGGCCGCGTGCGCGGCTTCACGCTCGACTACGTGAACCCGCTGAACAAGCCGTATCCGTGCCGCGTGGTGCTGATGCGCGAGACGGGGAACCTCGTGGTTCGCGAGCAGTGGTCGAAGGCGGACGGCAGCTATGACTTCCAGTACATCGACGAGCAGCAGAGCTACACGGTGGTCGCCTACTACCTGGCCCACGGCAAGCGCGCCGTGATCACCGATGGGCTGACGCTTGCCAATGGCAAGGTGGAGCTGATGGCATGAACGTGCTCGCCATCAACGCCATGCTGCAGGGGCCGGGCCTCCTGGCCTATCTGGGCGAGGGCGCTCGTTTTCTGGTCTACGGCGGCGCGCAGCCGGCGGAAGGCGGCGCCGGCACCACGCTGCTGGCCGCGGCCGTGCTCGCGCTGCCGGCGGGCAATGTCGCCGATGGGCAGCTCTCGCTCGCGCAAGCCGACAGCGCCGGCGACCTGGCGCTTGCGACCGGCATCGCGACGTGGGGCCGCGTGGAGCTGGCCGGCGGCACCTGGGTGGCCGACTTCAGCATGAGCGGTCCCTCAGGCATCGGGCAGGTGAAGCTCGTTGTCGTCAACCCGCCCGAAGGCGACCCCGAAGCGAAGCTCTATCAGGGCGGAACCTTCTTCATCGGCGAGGTGGTCTTCGGTGCTTGAAGACCTCATCTTTAGGAAGCCGCCGCTCGACGGCCCGCCGAATGTGCTGGTGTTCGGGGAGCCCGACGCGAGCGCCACCGCTGTCTACGCACTCGGCCGCATCCCGCTGCCGACCTTCATGGCGTCCGGCGCGGCCGTGGTCACGATGCCGCCCTATGCGACGGCCGGCGGCGCGATCCCGCTGCCGGCGTTCATGGTCCGCGGCGCATCGAGCTACTCGAGTGCGGTGTCGCGTCCACTCGTGGGCAAGGCGTCGGCCGGCTGGCAGATCGCGCGGCAGATCGAAAGCGGCGCGCTGGCGCGGCACCAGGTGGCTGCACCCGCGCGTGCCTACCGCGGGAGCGCCTGGCAGAAGGCCGCGCCGCTGGCTTCGGGCGTCGCAACGGCCTGGCAGGACGTGCTTCGCACGAGCAACGCGGCGGCTCTTTGGTATCAGGCGGCCAGCCAGCTGTGCGCCGCGGCCCTGCTGCGCCATCAGGAGGCGGTGCGGGTGCGCGCCGGCGGCGCGGCTCGCTGGCAGGGGGTCGTGCGCGTGGCAACGGCGCCGGTCGGCATCCGGCATCAGGAGGCCGAACGGTTGCGCCGCGGCGTGCGCGCGCGCTGGCAGGAGGCCGTGCACGCCGAGCGGCGCCATGGGACTGGCTTCGGCGCCGCGGTACAGCTCGACATCGGGCGCGTTTCGCGGTGGCAGGCGGCCGTGGCGCCGCTGCCAGGCCGAGCGGTCATCGAGCCGCCGGTCGAGAACCCTTGCTATGTGCCTTCGACGACGCTCGTTTTTAGCGAGCGGCAGCAGTACAGCACGACGCTCATTTTTGTTTGCGAGCGGCATGGGTCGCCGCCCGGCACCGGGCAGACCGTTGTCGTGCCCGTCTTGGAGGTCTATTCCGTGGAAAACAGCATCGCGCTCACGCGCGTGGACAGTGGCGACATCATCGAGGCGCGAGGGTTCACGATGTCGCTCGATGCCGATTCGTGGACCTGGCAATGGAGCGCCACGCTGCCGGGTTCGGCGCTGCCTCTCGTGCAAGAGGACGGGAATGGCGATCCGGCCGAGCTGCTGGCATTGGTCAACGGCGTGCCTTATCGCCTCGTGGCTGATGTCCCGGCGCGCGAGCGTCGCTTTGCCCGCGCGGAAGTGCGTGTGCGGGGCAAGGGCCGCTCGGCGCTGCTCGACGGGCCCTATGTGTCGGAGCAGCACTTTGCCTCGGCCTCGGGATGCACGGCGGCGCAGCTCATGGCGCTCGCCATGACTATTAATGGCGTTAACAACGGCTGGGCAATCGACTACCGGATCGGCGATTGGTTCGTGCCGGGCGAGACCTGGGCCTTTCAGGGCGCGCCCATCGCGGCGGTGCTCGACATCGCGACCGCGGCCGGCGCCATCGTGCAGCCGCACAACACCGACCCGACGCTGCGTATCCTGCCGCGCTATCCGGCCGCGCCATGGATGTGGCACACGCTCACGCCCGACTACGTGCTGCCCGCCGATGTCGTGTCGGTCGAGGGCATCGAATGGGTGCGGCGGCCAGCCTATAACCGCGCCTTCGTGTACGGCGCGTCCGGCTCGGGCGTGCGGGGCGACATCACGCGCAGCGGCACGGCGGGCGACTACGCCGCGCCGATGGTCGTGCATTCGCTCATGACGCACGCCGATGCGGTCATGCAGCGCGGCGTCGCGGAGCTGAGCAACACGGGCCGGCAGGCGCACGTCAGCCTGCGCATGCCGGTGCTCGCCGAGACGGGCCTGATTCTTCCGGGATCGCTCGTGCGCTACGACGGCGGCGATGCCACGCGGCTGGGACTTGTGCGCGGCGTCGCGCTCGATGAGGCGTGGCCCACCTTGCGGCAGACGCTCACCGTCGAAACGCATGTGGAGGCCTGAGCATGAGCCGCAATCCCTACAGCGTCTTTCTGGATCTGCTGCCGCCAAAGCGGCTGGTGATCGCGACCGTGACCGGCATCGACGGCGATGTCGCACGGCTGGTGCTGCCCGGTGGCGGCGTGCTGACCGCGCGCGGCGTGGGGCAGCGCGTGGTCGGCGCCGAGGTGTATGTGCGCGACGGCGTGATCGAGGGCGATGCGCCCGCCGACATGCCGCTCGTGCAGTTCGAAATTTAAGACGGAAGAGAAAAGGCACCTCATGGACATGGGCGACATCGCCGGCAATCCGATCGCACAACTTGCGTTCCTCATCCTCTCGGCCGCTGGCGGCTATCAGGTGTGGCGCAAACAGCAGCCCACCGATGCGAAAGAGCGTGCCGACAGCGAGGGGCAGATTGCCGCGCTCGGGACATGGAAGGAGCTGCTCGAAGGCGAGCGCGCCGCGCGCGTGAAGGCCGAAGAGCGGGCCGACAAGTTCGCGGCCGAGCGCAACGAAGCATTGAAGGAGCTATGGGAGATGAAGGGGCAGCTCAGGGCCATGAACGAAGCCCTTTCCGCGCAGACCGCCGAGCTGAGTTCTCTGCGCGATCAGGTTCGCCAATTGAAGGAGCAGATCCATGCACAGTGATTCGCACACCGATTCGGATCGCGCGGCGCTCGAAGTATTGCCTCGCGTGCGCCCGCCGCGCCAGTGGCGCCGGTTCTTCGAAACCGTGGGCGTCGTCGGAAGCCTTTTCCTCGGCGGCTTCGGCTCGGGCTATTTCTGGGCCGCCCGCACTGCCGAAGCGCAGATGACGCGCCAGCGCGACGACCACCTCGCCGAGATCGCCCGGCTGCGCGAGGCCTTCGGCGACCGTCTCTCTTCCCTCACCGGCCGCGTGAACCGTGCGGCCGACACCGCAGCGAGCGCTGCGCAGACCGCGGGCGAAGCCGCCAGCACGGCTCAGACCGCCGCACAAACCGCCAACCAGGCCGCGAAGACCGCGGCGAAGGAACTCAAGAAGCCATGATCGACACGCAAACCCTCATCGACTGCACCGGCGCTTCACGCGCCGATGCCGAGCGCTACACCCAGCACTTGGCGGACGGGATGAACCGCTTCGGCATTCATTCCGTCAACGCGATAGCGGCCTTTCTCGGCCAGCTCGCCATCGAATCCGATGGGCTGCAGAAGGTCGAAGAGAACCTCAACTACACGACGCCGGCGCGGCTGCGCGAGATCTTCCCGAGCCTGTTCGTGAAGGGCGGCTATCGGGCCGAAGAGTACGTGCGCAACCCGCGGGGGCTGAGCATGCTGCGGTACAAAGGATTCCATGGCCGCGGCTTGATCCAGCTCACCTGGGAAGACGCCTACATCGCCGCGGGGCATGCGCTTGGCGCGGACTTCCGGCGCGATCCCGAGCTGCTGCTGCTGCCCCAATACGCGGCACAGTCGGCGTGCTGGTTCTACGCGGTATTCAAGGACTGCTTGCCGGCGGCCGAGCGTGGCGATGTCTACGACGTGACCGGGCGTGTGAACGGGCCGGCGCGCCTGAAGCTCGCCGAGCGCAAGGCGATCACGGCGCGTGCGTACAAGGTGCTGAGCCAATGAAGCTGCTCGACATCGTGCCTTCGTGGCTGTGGGCGTTGCTGCTCGTTCTGGTGCTCGCTGTGGCGGGCGTGGAGCACATGCAGGTGCTCAAGGCGAGGGCCGATGTGTCCAAGGCGCAGAAAGCCGTCTCCGATGAAAAGCTCGACCGCCAGGCTGAGAACACCCGCCGCGCGCTCGCCGCGCTCGATGACCTGCAGCGCGTGCTTGCGATGCAGGCCACCCATGCCAAAGCCCAACAGGAAAACGTCAATGCCTACGAAAAGAAGCTGGCCGTGCTCGATGGCCGCCGCCGCGCTGCTGCTGGCGATGCTGAGCGGATGCGCCGGCAGTTCGCTGTCTTCGCCGCCCGTGATCGGGACCAAGCCGCAAGCGACCCCGCTGCCTGCCAGCGTGTCGCAGATCGATCCGCGGTCCTCGGAGACCTGGCTGCGCGAGGTGCAGAGTTACTTGAGCGAGGTCGAATCGTTGTTGAGCAGCGAGACGCGGAAGTGAGCCTTCTGCTCGGCACCGTTCGCAACGATCGGAAGTTGCTCGGAAACCCTGCACCCTAGGCGGCGCTCGCACTTGACAAAATACTGTATGAAAGTACAGTATCGATCAAGGGATCGCTCTCATAGAAAAGCGCTACATGCTGTGACAATTCGCTTTTTATGAAAGCAATTGATGGATTTGCAGCAGCTCGTGATAGGTAGGGCCGTTCTGTTTGACATTCCGCCCGATCAACCTGATAAGAGTGCAGGGGTGCCAACCGGCGGTCAGGCGCTGACAACGTTGGGCACTTCCGCGAAGATGATGGTGGGCCGTCGTCTTACCGGAGCACTTGGAAAGAACGCGAATGGAATGGAGGTGTCGATCGTCGACTCTGCGCCAGCTAGCTTTTTCCAGCTCGCCTGCAATGCAGTCGATGGCAATGACGCCAACTTTGTTTCCCAAGCTCAAGTGCTTGCGACGATGCTGGCAGGCGCTCAGAACAACAAGCACCTAGCGCACAGCAAGTTGATGTTCATACAAGGAACGGTCACGGCAGGACAGTTGCCGTACCTAATGGCAGTGAAAGCTGAATTGCAAGATGGTTTGGCGGACAGACCGGGTTCGGGCTCATCTAGTTCGTTGCAGCATTTGAAGGACATCTTCATGACTGATAGTCAACGACTGTTCAAGATTGGATACCTGCAGCGAAATGTGGCAAACCCGACGATCAACGCCGGGCAATATCAACCGCACGAGCATGTCGTTCATTTGTTTGATCACTTGATGACCTCGACCGAGACTCGGCACGCCGCGTTTTACTTCTACAACGGCTTTCTGGGTTGCAATACTGCAAGTTCGGCGCGAGCAAGAACAAGAGATTTTTACGAGAACACGCTGACTTTTATCAAGTCCTCGGGGCTGCCCGAGAATGATCGACTAGATTTGATCGAAGCGCTCCGGACAGACCTTCGCAGCACTTCGAATGTGGTAAGTGTTATCGACTTTGCGACCAGTCATATGACGCCGCAGATCAAGCAGGCCTACGAGACCTTCATGATTGGGCAAAAGGGCTTCCCGAATCATGCAGTTCAGAAGGACGTTGAATACGTCGCTGCAAAACTTAAGCGTCGTCGGAAGATTACATTTTCCTCCAAAATCTTTCTGTCCAGTCCGCCAGAGTTGATGTCGAGCATTACGTTGATACCCAACCCAGACGGGTCCACTACGCTTACTGTTCCTGGCTTGATGGAGACTCGTGAATGAGCCCTGCCTCCTTCGGAGAGAGGCTTGACGCGCTTCGGCCGTGTTTGAAGGAGTACGGTAAGTACGTCATTCAGAGAATCATGGCTTCCTTGGAGGCGACGCTGACTGTTGAGCAGTACTCGCAGTTGATCAAGGTAGGTCCGAGTTTCCGCGTCAAGGATACTTTGTCAGCGGTCGAAAAGATCGAGCGCAAAGCCTACGACGATCCTGTTTCTCAGGTGACGGATGTTGTGGGAGTTCGCTTCGTCGTGTTGCTCGACGCAGATATCGCACTAGTCGAAAGGGCGATAGTAAATTGCAACGCGTGGACTCCGCGAAAGGACCGGTCTCCGCTCTTCGAAGTACATGAGAATCCCGAAGTCTTTGATTACCAGTCAACGCATTTCATCGTTCGAGCTAACGATGACATCAAACTAGGTGATTTCGTAGTTCCACGAGACACTCCGTGCGAAATCCAGATTCGCACTCTTGTGCAGCATGCCTATGCTGAATTCGTCCACGATAGGGTCTACAAGGCTGGCAAGGAAGTCCCTTCCAATGTAAGGCGACTTGTGGCGCGCTCCATGGCCATGTTGGAGTCCACGGACTTGATCTTCTCGGAAGCGGCAGAGGAACTTGCCTGTATAAATCTTTCGTTAGAAGAGCGGAGCGCGCACGCAGCAAAGGTGTATGCCAACTTCGGTCAGGTGGCAACGGCTGTTAGCGAAGCTGAGGCACAACTGTTTTTCGAGACATTCAGAGATGTGTTGAGCGGCGCCCATACCAATGACGTGAGAAGACTCTTCGAAGTGCACTCTGCCAAGGTTATTGAGGCTCGTGAAGAAGGAAATATGTTTAGCCATCCCTTCGTGGTTTTGGTTTTGTGGGTCCTCGCACATCACGATCAAATTGCCGCAGATCGCTGGCCTCTGGGCAAGTACCGCGCTGATCTTGTTACAGCAGCTTCTTTTCTAGGCATCGCGCTACCCCACTAGTTGTGTGCGCTCGTCGGGCCTCACCTCGGCCAGGGCGGCAGCACGTGCTCATCCTCTTCGTTGTCGTTCACATGGAAGCCCGTTGAACTGCGGGCATCCATGCGCTCGAGTGCCGCATAGCCGATTTCCTGCTCGACGACGCACCACCAGGTCTGCCGCGTCTTGATCGGCTTGCTCTTGGCGCCGCGGGCGCTGATCTCGAAGCCGTCGACCATCACGCCGCCTTCCTTGATCGTCAGCACGCGCGCGTATTGCAGGACCGGCAGCAGATCCTTGTTCAGGTCCTTGATTCCCACGAGCCGGGCCTGCATGGTGTTGCCCCAGTGTTCGCGATTCGCCTTCCGGAAGTCCAGCACGCCAGGCACGCCGGCTTGGCCAGCAACCTGCATGCGTGACTTCCAATTGCCGTGCCATCGCAGCAGAACTACGTTGCACAGCACTCCAACCTCCCAAGGACATCACACAGGCCCATACAGGGAGCGAATGTGGTCGCCGGCGTTGCCATAGGCCTTATCAACGTAGCGGTCGCCGATCGCCGCGCACAGGTCGACCACGCCATAGGCGAACTCCATCTGCACTTCATCGAGCCGGTCGCCGCGCTTGATGATCCCGAGCGCCGCGGCCAGGTCGGTGAAGGCCCCTTCGGGGTCGCGCACCCGGTCTTCCGGCTCGGGGGTGTTTTCGAAGTACTTGGTGGCAACAGCCTTGGGATCTTGGTCGCCGACCACTCGAAAGAGCGTCCAGCCGACCTCGTGCATTTCTTCGAAGTCGCAGCGGCCTTCGACCAGCCGACTCCACTCAAGCGCGAAGGTGTTGATCCACTCGTAAGGTTCCAGTTTGGAGGAGGGTTCAGTCATCTTGAACTCCGAAAGTACTGTAAAGGCATACAGTATTGAGCAGGGTTTTTGCCCCGTCAATCCCTTCCTGAGTGCAGAATTTGGGCATGTGCACGCGTTACATCAGCCCTGAACAGCGCGAGATAGAAGCGTTCTGGAAGATTGACCGCCGGTCCAACCAACGCAAGGACTGGCAGAACCTGCTGACGGTGTTTCCGCTGTCGCTGGCCAGCTTCATCCGTCGAGCCGACGAGGTGGAGTACGCGCGCGAGCTGGTGGTGGGGCAGTGGGGAATGATTCCGCCGTGGTCGAAGACCCACGTGCCGACAACTGCGCGCGGCACGCGCCTGAGCACCGTGAACGCGCGCACCGAGGGCATGGAGAAATCGCCGACCTACAAGGATGCTTGGGCCCGCGGCAAGCGCTGCATCATCCCGGCCGCCAGCTTCGATGAGCCCAACTGGGAGACAGGAAAGAACGTATGGTGGCGCTTCCGGCGCGCCGACAGTGCACCGTGGGGCCTGGCCGGGCTCTGGAACACCTGGATCGATAAGGAAACCGGCGAAGTCTGGGACAGCTACACGATGCTGACACTGAACGCTGACGGCCACCCGCTGATGGGCCGGATGCACAAGCCAGATCCGAAGCTGCCGCCGGACCAGCAGGACAAGCGAAGCCTGATTCCGCTCGATGCCAGCGAGTTCGACCGCTGGCTCACCTGCACAGTCGAAGAGGCGAGGGCGATGCTGAAGGTGCCCCCGGTTGAGCTGTTCGACGCTGGGCCAGAGCCCGCTATCGTCGCCCAACTCGGAACGACCGAACCGGAACCTGAGAACGGCTGAGGCTCGACCAGTAGATCGGCGTGTGCGCTATCCGGTACGTCGGACCTGGACATGTTCTAACCGCCCGACGCCGGCCATCCACAAGACCGTCTCGTCCATTCTGAGCCGCAGCATTTCGGCGTTGTCTTCCAGGAGTTTGACCCTGATCAACCGCGCGCGGGTCGGCGGAGGGCCGACGCCAGAGGCGCATTTCAACAGGGCGATGTTCGCGTCAGAACGGGCTTTGCAGGCCCGGCTGTGCGCCTTGCTCCAGCGCGAATACCACTGCTTCCAGCTCTCCAAGAATTGAGGGTCGATTTCCACTGCTTTCTCCATTGCGAAGCGACATGCTTCAGACGGGAATTTCGCGCATGTGCCTGCGGTGCGCCACTGTCAAAGTTGATAGGGGGAATCGCGCAAGCGGAGGGAAAATAGGGCTTTCGACTTACACGCGCCGGCGGCGTGCGGGAGCAGCGTGGCTGCATGTGCACGCTCGAAGACCTCCGGCCCATGCTGCTCGACGAACGGCCGCTTGACCTCGACGAACCCGGATGGATCTACGAGCTGAAGATGGACGGCTACCGCGTGCTGGCCGAGTTTAATGGCGCGGTGCAGCTGCGCACCCGCAACGGCAACGACGCCACGACCTGGTTTCCCGAGGTCGCGCACGGTCTGGCCCATTTGAAGAAGGGCCATTGCGTCGTGGATGGCGAGGTGTGCGTGCTCGACGAGATCGGGCGCAGCGACTTCAACCAGCTGCAGGACCGGGCACGCCGGCGTGGGCGGCATCCCGGGGCCCCCGCCGTCGTCTACTGCATCTTCGACCTGCTGGTGCACCGCGGCGTGGACATCACGCCGCAGCCGCTGCTCAAGCGCAAGGCCGCACTGGCCAGGCTCCTCAAGAAGCCGCCGCCCTCGATCATGTACGTCGGCCATTTCGAGAGCGGAGCTGCTCAGCTGTTCAAGGAAGCAGTGATCCCGCTGAAGCTCGAAGGGCTCGTGGCGAAACGCGCCGACAGTGTGTATCGACCTGGCGTCCGCTCAAGCGATTGGGTGAAGGTGAAGCGGAAGGGCGCAGTACCGGCTGAGCGGTTCAAGCGCTAACCTTTGCCAGCTGTTCCGACACGGGCCTTTGCAGCGGCGACTCTGAACTGGCAGAAAGGGCGCTAACGCTCCAGCCCGGCTGTCGCATCTCGGCCTGCGCAACAGCTACGATTGACGTCAATTCGAGGAGCCGGGATGAAAGAAAAGTCGGGGGCAGCGAGCTTTTGGATTCATGCACTTCAACTTGCGTGCTGGTTCATGGGCATCGTAGGAGTTATCAGTTTGATGTGGGCGGCCTATCCAAAAATCGTCGTGCCTTGGCTCGTCCAATCGATGCCATCCGATGGGCAAAATACAAGCGCGACAGCCGCGACCTACGGGCTTTCCGGCGATATGTTCGGAGGCCTGAACACACTTTTTGCGGGCCTTGCCTTTGCCTTCGTCGCACTTGCCGCATATTTTCAGCGGCAGACGATGCAATCGCAGAAAGAAGAGTTGGAGGCTGCCAAAGCGCAGGGAGCGCTGCAAGCATTTGAGCCGCTCTTCTTTCAATTAATCGAACTCTTTAGAGACCTACGTCAGGACGTTCATGTGTCGGCGATGGATACAACTTTTCAGGCAGGATGCGATGGCCTTCTCGTGAGCCCAGACGTTGAACAGTACATCCGGCGTATAGCTCAAGAGGCCAATCTCAAGTTCGTTCGCGGCGAAGGAACTGTGCAAGCAAAGGCTGAGGCATTGGCTTTGATCAAGCAAAGCTATGAAGAACTGCACCAGCGCAACGAGGGAGCACTCGGGCCGATGTTTCGCACCCTTTACCATGCAATTCGCTTGATCGCCGACTCAAGTCTTCCCGCAGGAACTCAAGTGCGCTACGCGAACATCGTCCGCGGCCTTCTTGGTGGTGAGTTCTTGATGTTGCTGATGTTGAATAGCCTCAGTTTGCCCGGAGCCGGCATGAAGCCGTTCGTGGAGCATTTTGGTTTACTGAAACACATCCGCCGTGATGCCCGCGACGGATCTGATCTCTTTGTCGCGTCGTTCTACGAACCAAGTGCGCTGGTCAGCTACGACGAGCGAAAGGTTCTGTGGGGCCCCGGAGGACCACCTCCGCTGCCGGCTTGATAAATTCAGCCGACGGCGTTCAACCACCAGCTGCTGCTTTTTCAGCAGGTTGAGCCTCCGCGAGGCCAAAGCGCTCGCGGATGCGCGGAAGTGCGCTGATGTCGGCTTCCTCCATCCTGTACTCAACGCCAATGTCCTTGACCCGCTGCGCAAGGTTCATGGCGATGCCCTCGATGAACTCGTGCTCTTCCTCAACCAACAAACGGGCCTTTAGCCAAAGCTCATCGTTGATCGCCTGAATGAGCGAGTCGCTGCCCCTCTCGTCGTCAAGCCGGCCGTGGCGCAGGCTCAGCAGAAGCTGCATTTGCTCGCGGGCTTTCCCGAAATCAGAGGCGCCGCCTTTCTGCAAATAGTCGGCCGCCTTCTCTGCGTCGACCCGCCCAGTGCCTTGTCTTAGCGACTCGGCAAAGACCCCAGCGAACAGCACCTGCACCCGGCGCTCGGCATAGTCAGCAATGCTCTCGACGGTCGGCAGGTTCGCGTTCAGAAAGATGCCGGCAGTGCCCGAATAGCTTTCGCCGGAGGGGTCGCTGAAGGTCACAGCGAAACCATCGGAGCGGAACCCCAAAACTCGGCCGGCGATGTAGTGGCCGGCCTCGTGCTTTGCGACTCTAAGTACCGAAGGGAATGCCTGTAAATTGAGGGGGCCGGAGTAGTGTCGCTTGAACAAAGAGGGGCTGATCAC